ATAATAGACTACACCATTCAAATCTTGCAAATTCTGTATATAATCCAGCCCAGGCATTTGCACAAATGAGAAATGAATTATTCACGGACTATGAGGCAATGGATACAGATTCAATAATATCTTCTGCCTTAGATATATATGCAGATGAATCTACTATGAAAAATGAGTATGGAGACATACTAGAAATAACTAGTGGCAAAAAAGAAATAAAAGACATACTACACAACCTTTATTATGACGTGCTAAATGTTGAATTTAATCTATGGCCATGGATTAGAAATATTGTAAAATATGGAGATTTTTACTTAAAGTTAGACATTATAGAAAAAGTAGGGATAACTAATGCTTCTCCAATATCAGCTTACGAGGTGCAGAGAGAAGAAGGAATAGATCCAAAAAGGCCTGAATACGTTAGGTTTTTACACGACCCAGGCTTTGCAGGAGGAAATGCATCTAATACTCATTCAACAACTAAAGTATACTATGAAAATTATGAAGTAGCTCATTTCAGAATGTTAAACGATACAAACTGGCTTCCTTATGGAAAATCAATTATAGAGTCAGGAAGAAAAACGTGGAAACAATTAACTCTTATGGAAGATGCAATGATGATTCACAGAATTATGCGTGCACCTGAAAAGAGAGTATTTAATATAGATATAGGTAATATACCTCCTAATGAAGTAGATAATTACATGCAACAAGTAATAAATAGGATGAAAAAGACACCATACATTGACCAAACAACTGGTGACTATAACCTTAAATTTAATCTACAAAACATGATGGAAGATTTCTATTTACCTACAAGGGGTGGTAACAGCGGAACAAGTATAGACTCCTTAGCAGGGATGGAATGGACAGGAACAGAGGATATAGAATACCTAAAAAATAGATTATTGGCATCATTAAGGGTACCAAAGGCGTTTTTAGGTTACGAAGAAGGGGTTGATGGAAAAGCTACGTTGGCTGCATTAGATGTTAGATTTGCAAGAACAATAGAAAGAATCCAAAGAATAGTTGTTTCAGAACTAACAAAAATAGGTTTGGTTCATTTATATTCGCAAGGGTATACAAATGAAGACTTGGTGGATTTTGAACTACAGCTTACTAATCCATCTACTATTTATGAACAAGAAAAAATAGAATTATGGAATTCAAAAATATCATTAGCTAGAGATATTAAAGATAACAAGATGTTATCAGAGGATTGGATATATGATAACATATTTGGAATAGTAAAAGATGATGTTGTAATTGAAAGAGAAAAGGTTGTTGAAGATACTATAAACGCATTTAGACATTCAACAATAGAATCAGAAGGAAAAGACCCAGCAAAAGAGCCAACAGTACAAGAAGAAATAAAAGATAAAAACAGAAAAAGATTGCGTTCTGCACATGATACTAGAAAAACTAGAGATGGAGATTCAGACGCAGACGTTGGAAGGCCAGAAGAAAACAATTATTATGGAACAGACAACGGGGCTAGAGGTAGAGACCCTTTAGGTAAAGAAAAAGTTAAACGAGATTCAAAAAATAAGGATCGATCGTTAAAACATAAGTATAAGAATAAAAGCCCATTGGCAAGGGAAATAGCAGATTCAATGGATTTATTCAAAAATAAGAAATCAATGTTGAGCGAAAAAGCCAATATGTTGGACGAGTCTAATTTAATAGACACAGACTTAACATAAGGGTTCTACTGATATATTTATATATGAATATAAGGTATTTAATACTTGGGAGAAATTTAAGGTGGCAAAAGGTATAAAACATTCAAAAATTAAAAATACTGGTGTCTTATTTGAGATGCTAGTTAGACAAATAACCTCTGACACGTTAAATGGGGTTGCTGTCTCTCCTGCTCTTAAGATAGTTAAGGAGCATTTTGGAAAAAACAGCGCACTAAAAAAAGAATTAAACTTATATAATTCCTTAATAAAGGAAAAGTTTGCAAATATAAAAAGGGCAGAAAGGTTCGTAGATTTAGTTTTAGTAGAAAGGTTAAAAATATCTGAGGGCGAATTGAAAAGAAAAAAATATAATCTAATAAAAGAAATAGGTAAAAAATACGACCTTAATTCTTTTTTCAGAACAAAGATTTCAAATTACAAAATAAACGCCTCAATATATAAATTATTTGAATCACATAAGAATAAGGACATAAATAATCCTAAAGTAATATTAGAATGTAGAGATAATATAATAGACCACATATCTTCTGCTCCTAGATCTACCCAAGAAAAAGTATTAAAAGAATACACAAAACAAGATAAAGAGATAAGACTTTTAAGCTATAAGATATTATTGGAAAAGTTTAATAAGCAATACGGTAAAACTTTAAGTGAAGAACAAAAGTCATTACTTAGAAAATATATAACTAGCAATGGAAAAACAACTCTTAATTATATAAGAGAAGAGGCTTCTAAAGGTAGAAAAAATATATTAAAATCTGTAAATAAAATTGATGATAAGATAACAACCATTAAATTAAAGGAAGTTGCAAATCAATTAAAAAAGGTAGAAAAATCAAAGAGTGTTAACGATAACCACATATCAACAATAATGAATTTATATGAGTTATTAAAGGAGATTAAAGTTGTCACTAAGTAAAAGATTAAAAGAAATAATTGATGAAATAATCAATGAAGAAGAATTAGAAGAAGCTTCTACAACCGCTAATGTTCCAGGATACCAAACCCCATACGCATTTACGGGAAAAGATGAAGAATCTAAAAAGAAAAAAGAAAAAAATGCTACAACCAGTACTGGATATAAGATGGTAAAGGAAATATATAACCAAAACTACCCAGCATTTAAGAAGGATGATACAAAAAATTCTAGGCAAAAAGTTAACGGGGCTATTAAGGAAATAAATAGAAGACTTTTTGAAATAGAAAGAATAATTGGTAGGACAGCTAAACTCAAAAAAGAGGCAGGTGTTTCTACTGATAACTATTGGAAACCAACAAGGCCAAGGTTGAAGAAAATAGCTGAGAGATTATTAAAGGTGTCACAAAAATTAACAGAGATAGCTTCATAAAGCAAACAGGAGAAAAATAATGTCAAAATTTGTTAGACAAAGCGTTTATGGTTGGCAACAATTTAGAGACGATATTAAAAAAGAAACATACATGTTTGAAGGTAAAGAATACCTAGGATGGGATTTACCAATGCATGAACAAATGAGACTATTTAGAATAGCTGAAGCTAGAATTGTTGAAGTTGCAAACTATGCAAACTTTTCAGATAATAATCCAACATCTACGGCAACTGCCGGTAGAAGTATGCTATTCAAGAGATCGAAAGCAGACGTTACTAGTTCATGGGAGTTTCAATTTGCTGCAGCAACTAAAGCTGCCTTTGCTCCTTTAACTGGTTCTAACGTAGCTGCTGGTGGTGCGAGAGCAAATTCATTTAGCGGCCACTATATTGATTTAAGTACAGGTTGGACTCAACACAATTTTGGAAATAAGAGGTTTAGACTTTCTTATGAGTCTGGTTCTACTGGTCCTTCTGCTGGAACTGACGATGCTTCTGGAATAATAGCATATGAGGTAACTGCAGCAATAGACTTAGCAACACAACAAAATGCAACGTCATTAGGTGCAACAAATCCAACTCATTCATACCACAGTATTCTTAGAGACGCTATAAACAATAACTCTATTGCTGGAGGTGCAACTGCTATGAACACTTACTTTTCTGCTAGCGTAGATAGTGGTAGTTCAAATGGTGGTTCAAGGTTACTAATTATGACTAAACATGCTGGAGCAGTAACAACTGCAGAAACAAGTTTTGCAGCAGCAACAGCTTCTGTAACTAGAGTACATATTGGTAAAGATATACTTACTGGACCTAATGGAGAACAATGGTCTACACAAGAATTTGGAGCATCATCTTATACTAATATAAGAAGAATTAAAGCTTAAGGGAAAACAATATGACAAAAAACTTGCTAATAGATTACACACCGTTTGAGATTTCCCCTCAAATGATAGCCGAGTCAGAAACACGAAATAATGGTCGTGTTATTGTTACTGGCTGTCTTCAAAGGGCAGATGCAAAAAACCAAAATGGCAGGGTTTATCCTAAAGACATTCTTATGAGAGAAGTAAAAAACTATAAAAATGTTAATATAAAAGAGAGAAGAGCTCTAGGAGAGTTAGACCATCCAGAGTCAAGTGTTGTTAACCTACAGAATGTTTCTCACAACGTAAAAGATGTTTGGTGGAAAGGAAACGATGTAATGGGAACTGTAGAAGTACTAGGTACGCCAGCCGGAAATATACTAAAGGAATTATTGAAGGCAGGTGTAAAACTTGGTATTAGCAGTAGAGGATTAGGTAGTGTAGAAGAATTATATGAAGATGGAGAATCAGCAGTACAGGTTAAGGATGACTTTGAACTTATATGCTGGGACTTTGTTTCTAACCCTTCTACTCACGGAGCATTTATGCAACCAACATCTATGAATGAAAGTGTAAATGTTGTAAAAAGTGCAAATAAAAAATATGATAAGATAAATGGCATAATCTCAGACATGCTCTGCGAGTTAACTGGTAAATGTGAGATACCAGTTTTAGCCACTGAAAACTGTTGTGGAGATAAATAATGGCAGGTATGGTAACTGACGAATTAAATAAATTTGGACCATTTGGTAAATATAATGCGGTAACAAACTTAGGACCATCAACTAGTCAGGACTTTAGTTCAGGCTCTCTAGGTGCTGCGGCATTTATAGTTTCAGGCTCTAAGAATGGCCATGTAAAATTGGCTAGAGGAGGAACTTTAGGTTTAAATGGTTTAGTTGAAGGACAAGTATATGAAATAGGAATAGCTCAAGCAACTGTTGGAGCAACTACCCATTTATTAGTATTACAAAGATAAGGAGATAATAGTATGTCTATAAAATTAAAAAAATTAGTTTCTGAGTCAACACTTACACCAGAACAAAAAAGATCTTTTGTAGAGGCGGTTTCTAAGTTTAACGAGTTTGGAAAAGGAATATACAGAGAAAACAGTGTAAAAGAAGTTGTTGAGTCTATTAAAAAATTGGCTGCTGGTGCAGGTAATTATATAGTACACGAGACTGAAAACTGGTTCGATGGCGTTACAGTTAAGAGAGACGTTAAAGAAATAAACAATACAGCCGAACTATTTGAAAAAACTGCTCTTGAAATGGAAGGATTGCAACAAAGACTTGAATCTTTGTATGAAGACTTAGGAGGTAAGCTTGGTAGATATTATGAATTATCAGAAAAACTTGACCCTGTTGGTAAGGAAGATGGCGATATTGATAATGACGGTGATGAAGACGAAACAGACGATTACTTAATGAATAGAAGAAAGGCGGTCAGCAAAGCTATAGGTGAAACTTCAGGATTTAGCATATCAGATTGGCAAAAAAACCAGGGAATAAAATAATGAAAAAGGCAGATTTTAGAAAATTAGTAAAGGAAACAATACTTAACGTACTTAAAGAAAAGAAACAAACATTAAACGAAAAGTTTGAATCTAAAACTGCTGCAATGATGTTTAAGAAGTTAAGTGGTAGCGATAAAAAGTTTTTTCAAGGAATGGCAAATAGCTATGATATAGATTGGGCAAACGCTCCTGAATCTGCATGGGGTAAAGGTGCTAATCCT